GCACAAGCAACTGAGGGTGGAAAATTCAACGCTCCGCGAACAGCTACAGGCTGCGCAAGGCAAGCTCGAAACGCTTCTGGGCCAAAAGGACAAAGCGAAAGGAGAAGAAATTGCGGCAGCGGATGATGCGATTGCAAAGCACCTCGAAATGTTGAAACAGGATATGCCTGAACTCCACCAGGTAATCAACACCGTTCTCGAAGGAAACCGCAAGCAAAGCGAAAAGCTCGAAAAAACGCTTGAAGAACTCAAACGCGAAAAGGAGGAATCCGAACGTGCGAGTGAATTAAGCGTCGCCGAGCAGGTCGCCGAAGCCAAGGACAACAACCCCGATCTGGTGCACTGGGAGATCAACGACCCCGAAGCCTGGGATGAAGCCTTGAAGCAGGACGAAATTCTGCGAACCAATAGCAGGTGGATAAACAAGCCTTACGCTGAACGGTTCGATGAGGTCGTCCGTCGCGTCAGAGCCATCATGCCCGAAGCGTCACCCCCAAAGAAAGCAGTCGATCCGGAAAAGATCAAGGCCGATGCGAAAGCAAAGCTTGACGCTGCTCCGGTGAGGAAACCCACAACCCTATCGGATATCCAGGGTGGAGCTAATCCAGCCTCTGAACGGGAGCGGCTCGAGAATTTAAGTCCATTTGAATTGACTCAAAGACTCATGAAAATGCCCCCGCACCAGTCGGCAGCCCTGAGAGCCGAACTTGAATAAGGATTTTTTGCAATGGCTGAAACAAACGTAGCAAGCGGCAGTTCGCTGGCAGTGAAGCATTACAGTGCCGCCCTCTTCGCCAACACGCTGAAGGGCGCCTCCGCAATGGAAAATCTGGTGGGGCCGGTCGAGCCCAACGCGGCAATGCAGAATATCGCGGGCCAGACACAACCCGGCATGCCGCTGGTCAGGATCGACAATTTGATGAAAGGCGCGGGCGACGCTGTCTCCCTCGATCTGGTGGATACCATCGGCGGCGAACCACTGATGGGCGATGTCAACCGTGAAGGCCGCGGTAGCGCGCTCTCGTTTTCCTCGATGGAAATCAAGATCGATCTGTCGAGTAAGGTCATCGACGCAGGCGGGAGCATGTCGCAGCAACGCACTAAACATCAATTGCGCGAGATTGCCCTGGCCCAGCTATCCGGCTATTTTCCCAGGCTGAGCGCCCAAACCGCGCTGGTACACCTTGCCGGCGCCCGGGGTTCGCAGACTGGAAGCGACTGGGTGATTCCGCCGCAATCGGCCACAAATTTCTCCTCGGTGATGGTGAATCCTGTCAAGGCGCCAACCTATAACCGGCATTACGTGGTCAATGGAGCCAACCTGACGCAAGGGGGGCAGCAGCTCGGCTCGATCGTTTCCACCGATGCGCTTAAGCTGGCGCATCTCGATCTCCTTCGCAAAAAGATCGACGACATGGATCAACCCCTGCAAGCGGTGAAACTGGCTGGGGACCGGGCGGCCCAGACCTCGAAAATGTGGGTCTTCCTGGCTACGCCCAACCAGTATTCCATCCTGCTGTCGGAAGGTTCGCTACGTGCATTTCAGCAAAATGCGGTTAACCGCGCCGCTTATCTCGACACTCGCCATCCGCTATTCGCTGGTGAGGTCGGGATGTGGAATGGCATCCTTGTAATCAAGAATGAGCGCGCTATCCGCTTTCAACCCGGCGAATCCACCAAGATTGTTACTACGTCTAACGCGGCGACCGCGACCGAAAGCGACCAGATGGTGAACCTCGCGTTAGCCTCCGGCTTTGCGGTAGAACGCGGGCTGCTGCTTGGGGCACAGGCGCTGGGCATCGCTTACGGCAAGACCAAAGTCAGCGGCATGCAATATGGCTGGAAGGAGCACTGGTACAACTTTGAAAGCAATCTGGAAGTCATGGGTGAAGTCGTATATGGGCACATGAAGACCCGCTTCTCAATGGATGACGGCACTGGCTCTCGGGTACCCACCGATTTTGGCGTCATCGCAGTCGATTCAGCCGTGCCGCTGTAATCCATATAATCAATCGTGTTTTAAATTGATATTGAACTTTAAATATCTAGAATAAGCCTCTAATTGAAGGAGTTTAAATGGCTACGCATAGCGCACCCGATTTGAATACCAAGCCCCTGCCCATGGGCGGGTATGGCAATGCCGCAATTGTTTTTGGGTCGGTTACACCCACTTCCGGGGCCTTGGCGAGCGTTTATCGCCCAGTCAGAATCCCGGCAGGCATGACCGTGACAGGGCTCAAAATCAACAATGACGACCTGGATACGGGCGGTACGGCGTTCGCAGTGAAAATTGGCTATTCACCTGTCAGTCCAGCTGACGGTCCGGTTGGGGATGATGATTATTTCTCGGCCGGAACGACGATTCTTTCCGCAGCCAATCTTACCGACCTGCGATTCGACCCAATCAAGTTCGAGAAAGATGTGTACGTGGACTTTACCGTTACCGTGCCAGCCGCCACATTCACCAGCGGCGACATCATCGCCATCGTGACGGGTGACGCCACCGGCGTCAAATAGCAGTCAGTATTGCACGTAAATGAGCGACCTTCGCCGAAAGGCGGGTCGCTCTTTTTTATGGAGTCAAAGAATAATGCCGCAAGTGAAATATATCGGCTCGAGCGCCAAGACCGACAGCATCTACGGAATCGGGCTCCGCTGGGAACCCGGCCGAGTACGCAATGTGACAGCGGAAGTGGCCGAACGGCTGCTGGCTTATACCGACACCTGGGTGAGGGAAGAGACAGAGAAAGCCCCTGATGCCGACCCAGTCGGCCTCGCGGCGGCGGAAAAACCGGTGGAAGAACCTCTCCCGGTCATCGACTTTCACGCCATGGACAAGAAGGCACTGGTTGAGTTTGCCGAGCATAAGTATAACGAACGGCTGGATAAGCGTCTGACCGAGGATACGATCCGGCACAAGGTCATCTCCCTGTTCACCAAAAACGAGATGGGTGAGTAATGTCATTCACCTGTCAGTCGGTTGTCGATCTGGCCCGAATACCGCTTAACGATGCGGACCAGGCGCGCTATCCCGACAGCACCCTGTTGCTCTTTCTCAATCACGGCTTGCTGCAGATTCTCAAGCATCGGCCTGATCTGTTCATAGGGCAGCTTGCGAATCCTGTTGAGGGACAAAGCGGGCTGAGCGATGCCTTTCCCCTTCCAGCCCAGTATATCCAGACCGTGGCGGATTACGTAACCGCAAGGGCCGAGATGACTGACGATGAGCACGCAAACTCTGGGCGTGCCGGATTGTTCATGCAGCTTTTCGCCGCGGAGGCTCAACCGTGAAGCTGTGGAGCGATCTATACGACCTGATAATGCCGGACTTGCCGGGTTGTCCGTTCGCTGCGGTGAATAACGCCCTGCGCCAGTCAGCCATTGTTTTTTGCGCACAATCCCTGGCATGGAAGGATGAGCACCCGCCGGTTGCGGTCGCGGCTGGCACTGCGGAATACTCGTTTATCCCGCCCGTTGGTGCGGCGGTACATGCGATAACGCATGCTGCGTTCAACAGTAAGGAAATAAGCCCACATACCGGCGAACTCGATATACCGGCGAGGGATTGGCGCAACCAGACAGGCAGGCCCGAATATGTACTTGGAGGGGCCACATCATTACGGCTGGTGCCGGAGCCTGATGAGGCGGGAACGCTGACAATGATTGTGGCGCTGAAGCCGTCAGCATCGGCCGCCGGTATCGATGAGCGTCTATTCAACGAATATTGGGAAGCGATCATACACGGGGCGCTGGCGCGGCTGATGCTCTCGCCCAGGAAGCCATATACCAATACGCAACTGGCGCAATATCATCAGCAGCAATTCCTGATCGAAACGGCGATGGCCGCGACGCGGGCGGCAAGAAGTTTCACGCGCGCCCCGTTACGAACGGCGATTCGGGGAAGAGGATAAGTGTCATGGGCCTACGGTTTTCAAATTTTGGCAAGGCTATCGTCGCCTCGGCCCCAAGCGGAACAGCTGGGCTGAACTTTACCGTGGAGGCGGGGAAAGGAATTCTTTTTCCAGTCCTGGGCA